CAGGTACGATACACCAACTCCCTTATGAGGGGGAGCCGGTAGATCCCTTACTATTGGGATCGACCCAGCTGGGTTTACCGTATAGATCGATTACTCGATCTACAAGTTTGGAAAGTGATGCAACTTCGTCAGTGTCAGGGACTTCAGATAGGTCCCCTACGGGTGGCATCACAGATCGAACAGAGCCAACCTCATCCTCACTAATAGCGAGGAGAAGGTCAGATGCTATACCAGGTCCCAACACCTCCAAAAGAGTTGGGGGGAGTCTGGTTAACGCTAGAAGGCTCAAGATGGATTGATTCTCCATCTGTTCCGCGTTCTCAACATATTCAGCTGAGAACGCAAGGAATGCGCGCTGACCGCGTCGCAAACGCGACGCGAGTAAGCGACTTGACAGTGATGGGAACCTTAAACCTTGGTTCCTTAACTCTCTCTGCACTTGTTGCGCAGCCAGGGTAAACCTGACACGCTCAGAAAGAGACGCCGCGGCGTTCTGCTCATAACCAATTGGTGAGAGCAACGGTGCAATAAAGGCGTAAACCTTTCTGGTCTGTGAATTGACGAGCCTGAGGCCACGCTTGCGCGTGGCTCGAAGAAACTGCATCCGATTGCTTGGACGCAGCTTCCTCCACTTAGGTCCATGAAGGACCGAAGAAGCCAGGATCACCTGACCAGCGAACTCAGCGACCACAGGGCTCGTAATGCTTTTCGCATCCGAGATGGGGCAACCGAGACCGGACATGATGCTCTTATACATCATGGCCACGTCGTCATCCCAAATGCACACATCATCACCCAAGATGGTGTAACAAGTGGGATCAACACCGACAAGGTCACAACATCCTCGGACCAACGCATGATGCGTTAGCGAGAACATTGCAAAAGAGGGGAACAGCCCGAGTGGCTGTCCAACAGACCATTGGATGAATGACACTCCCGTGTCACTCTTGATCTGCCATTTACCGGAGCAAATGAGCTCCAGCAGTTCTTGAGATTCAGCATTCAAGCCCATAGCCTCAAGAGCCCTCAGTTGTAACTCGAGTGGGAAGTTATCAGTCGCCGACGATAAGTCAAGCGAATGAACCCTCTTCCCTTCCACTAGAGCATGACGCACGCGTTCTACCCCAGCCGACTGGTTAAAGGTCGAATCGTTTGGAATACGATTCAGAGCTCGGAAGAGCTCAAGACCGATGGGTAGTAGCACATGTTGCAGAATGCGCAGTGGGTTAGCAACACTCCGCAACTTGAACCCTGGCTCCTGGATGAAGCCTATTGACCCCACTATGGGGGTCTCACCTAGCGACGTCTCGGGCATTGACAGTCCGATCGCTCGGAGAGCCAACAAGTCTTCCATCCTATA